GGATAGGAAGAGCTTTAATAAGACCACTTGTTTCTGAAAAGTTAACCGATAAGGACCAGTTAGTATGGGCGTATCCACTAGAGTCTAATATATCAGAGTATCCTCTTATTTATGAAACCGTTGTATTGGTAGTACACAATGATAAGTTATATTATACTCGTAAGTTAAATAGTCGCAATTGGACAAACAACAATCTTGATTTTACTATTGAAGGATATACTTCTGGAAACACTAACACTGTTTTATTTTCTGACAAATCCTTAACTGGTTCAATAGAATCTAAAACAAATTATAAAGGAGATACTGGATACCACGGTTATGCAGGACAATACTTTTTTGCCAATGATAAAATACGTACGGTTAAAAGATTCGAAGGAGATCTATTGATAGAGAGTCGTCACGGACAGACTATCCATTTTACTGCTTACGATAATAATCGGGATAATGATGGGGGATTTGAGGGATATAAGGATTATGAAAATGGTGGGAATCCAATGATACTCATAAGAAATCGCCAGCGGCCTCTTGTTAAGGAAAATCAAATATTAAGTTTATATAAAAAACTACCACCAATTCAAGGGACCAAACAAGAAAAAAATGTAGGTGGATATATAGAAGAAAATATTAATCATGATGGGTCATCTATTCATATTACCAGTGGTTACACTATAAGTAATTATGTTACGAGTTGTTATAAAAAAATGTTTGGTACGGGTGAAGAAGTTGCTGGATTTAATGGGACAACTAACTTTACATACCCCGAACAAAGTGGAGATCAAATTGTTATCAATACTGATAGATTGATTTTATCATCTCGTTATGGGGAAACTTTTCATTTTTCTAAAAAACGTTATGCGGTTGTAACGGACAGTGAATATACAGTAGATGCTCATGATCAGATTGTATTAACTACTCATGTAAAAACGGTTATTAATTCACCAGCTATATATTTGGGAGAATACGACCAAACCGGAGAACCAGCGTTATTAGGTCAAACCACTGTTAATTGGCTTTATGAACTTTGTAATTGGTTAATAGACCATACTCATTGGTATCACCATGCACATGAGGATGCGGGGAAAGAATCGCCAGAACAAACTCAAATGCCCGTTGATTTACAGAGGTTAATTGTATTGAGAGATAATCTTCATGCTATTATGAGTAGAAGGGTATTTATAACTGGAGGAGGATTTGCTCCTGGTCAAGATGGAGCAAATTTAGGAGGATAATTATGATTAGTATAGTATCTAAAGACCCGACTCCTGTTACTTATTATTCGAATGGTACTCCTACTTATCGATATACATTTAGCGATGGAACTACAAAAGTACTTGATGATGCAGACGCGAAAGATTGGGTTGATACACAAAACAAATTGGAAAAATATAGGGGTAATACTTCCAAAGGAGTTCCTCCAACAAAAATTGATGTAGTAACTGGAGCGGGAGTACCAGGAGGTTTTGATGCTGCTAGTATAAAAACCCCATCAATGGCTACAGCAAATATAGGTTTTACTATTTCGTCTATTACATCTATGGCAGGATCATTAGGTGGTATATTAGCTGCGGTGAAATCTGGAACAATACCATCTGTACCAGGGATTTCTCCACCTGGACTTTCTACTGCTACAGCAAAATTGGATGGATTAAAATCTAAGGCAATGGATAAATTGAAAGCTGCTGCTAAAGCTCCTGATTTTACAAAAAGATATAAATTACCATCTCCTCCTTCATTGCCATCTATGCCCGATTTCAAAAGTATGGGTATTCCGTCTATGCTATCCTTACCCAATGTATCATTACCATCCGTACCATCAGTTCCAAAAGTACCATCTATAGGAGGTTTTTAATACTATTTATATACACATATGAAAAAATCAGAACTTACACAACTCACACAGATAATTGAGCATCTTGTAGCGAAGGAAATTAGAAAACAACTTCCTACGATTATTGCTGAGACATTTCAAAATATGATGGGGAAACCGGTTGTTAATGAACAGAGACAACCTGTTCAGTCTATTAGAGAACAAATAGAACCTACTATTTCTGAAAATCCGGTTGATTTTAAAGCATCTTTAAGAGATTTATTCGCGGGCACTCCTGTGATTAAATCAAAAAATGAATCTGGGCCTAAACCATTGAAGCAATATGCCAAAGATCCAAAAATAAATCAAATATTGAATGAAACTGTTTCTGACCTCAGAGATAGAGAAAGATTAGTTGGAGCAGCAGCGTTTCAGGGTGGATATTCACCAAGTTTAGCGTTAATACCTGGGTTTAATCCATCAGCAACTTCGGCACAACCAATAGAGTCTGTAGAGGAGCCATCTTTTTCTAAAAATATGCCAACAATGCCTGGAGTTCCACCAGGAGTTTCAATTCCCGTGGCAAGACCACCAGTATTAGTTGAAGGACAAGAAAGTAATCATGCTCCTATGGCATCAATACCAGAAGGAATATCTGTACTCGATGTAAAGGAATATATACCACCAGTGGTAGCTAGTGCCTTAACAAAAAACTATTCTCAGATGATGAAGCTTATTGATAAAAAACAAGGTAAAGTATAAATGTCCATTGTAAAAAATACTCCAATCGGATTAATGCTTCCATTACAACGTGGGAATGTGGGTTATTTTGATCAATCGTTTGATAGCTTTACGGCGTATCGAATGAATATAATTAATTTGGTACGTACTAAACCAGGGGAACGTAGAATGAATCCTACATTTGGGTGTAGATTGTGGACTCTTGTTTTTGAACCCAATGATTCGTTTATTCCCGATAAAGTTGGAAAAATAATAAAAGAAGATGTTTCCCGATGGATACCTGGTGTTTCTGTTTCATCGATAGATGTTAAATATTTTGAAGATGACAAATCTATCGACTTAAGAGATATTTATAAGTTATATGTTGCGGTAACATTTGTTGTTAACGCGATAAATCAAGAAGATGTTGTCGAAATAATACTAGACACCAATAGAATATAATAATATGAGTTCGAATTTGCAAAAATCCTTCGCCCCAAACAGTAAAGACGTTCGTTATTTGAACAAAGATTTTTCGCAATTACGCGAATCTCTCATTAATTTCACCAAAACTTATTATCCGAATACTTACAAAGACTTTTCACCAGCAGCGCCCGGCACAATGTTTATGGAACAGGCCGCGTATGTTGGAGATGTTTTAAGTTATTACATAGATTACGCTTTTAAAGAAGGAGTAATGAATAATGCAACGGAAAGAAAAAATATAATAAATCTGGCAAGTTATTTGGGATATAAAGTAAAACCAAGTAGAGCTTCGGCTGGAGTTGTTAATCTTATGCAACTTTGTCCTTCTGCGGATGATGGAATTGGAAACTACTTCCCAGATCCAGATTACATGTTAACTATCAAAGAAAATAGTCAATTTTCCAGTAATGCAGGATATTATTATATTTTAAATGCGGCGGTTGATTTTTCCATAAGTTCTTCGTCGTCTCCTAGAATTGATTCGGTTTATTCAAGAAATCAAGATGGAACACCGGAATTTTTTCTATTAACTAAAGAGGGGAATATTAGTTCTGGTCAAGTTCTAGTAAAACAACAAGTTGTTGGGAGTCCTTCTTCATTTTTCCAAATTTTACTTGACGAAACCAACGTACTGGGAATACTTGATATTGTTGACTCGGATAATAATAAATGGTATGAAGTAGATTATCTATCTCAGGAACTTGTTCCTATTGCTATTCCTAATGATGTGGAATATGAAGGTTCTCTTTCTCAATATAAAGATTCGGTGCCATACATAATGAAATTTTTAAAGACTTCCCGAAAATTTATTATTACGGTAGATGAAAATAACATTACTACTATACAATTTGGGGCAGGAATTAATGGTGTAGATGATGAAATTGTAACATTTGATTCTAATTTAATAGGTGTAGGATTAACTAATATTTCTAAAATAAATGTACCTTTAGACCCAAGCAGTTTTTTGAAAAATGAAAATTATGGTATTGCTCCTCAAAATACTATACTTACTATTCGTTATTTAATTGGAGGAGGATTAAATTCTAATTGTCAAAGTGACGAAATTAGAACGGTTGTTTCTGCCGATTTTGATAATCCATCAGAGGGATTATTACCCGAGCAGCTTAATTTGTTGACTACTGTTAAGAACTCTTTAGCAGTTAGCAATCCATCTCCGTGTGTTGGGGGAAAAGACGCGGAATCTGATGACGAAATTAAAATGAATTCGATGGCTAATTTTGCAGCTCAAAGCAGAACTGTTACCCAAAATGATTATTTGGTTAGAGTATATTCCCTTCCTTCACAATATGGATCGGTTGCCAAGGCTCAAGTTATTACCGATACAAATCTTAATGTTGGTGTTAATAAAATTTTGGTAGGAGTGGTCGACCAAAATAATATTGGAACGGTGTTTAATAATAATGTCAATAATTATTTCAGAAATATTGCATACGATGTAACCAATCCATTCGCTATTAATATATATGTGTTGTCATATGACTCAAATAAAAAGTTAACAAAACCAAATCAGGCATTGGTGACTAATATTATTACTTATATTAAAAAGTTTCGTATGATGACGGACGGTATAAATATTATAGATGGATATATTATCAATATTGGAGTAGATTTTGTCATTACTGTCTACAAAGGATTTAATAAGAAAGATGTACTTCTTAATTGTATTCAATCTGTACAGGACTTCTTCAATATTGATAATTGGAATTTCTCTCAACCAATTAATTTGAGTCAATTAAATCTTGAGATTGCCAAGGTCGATGGGGTTCAATCAATTCCAAGTATAGATATATATAATAAAACTACATTGGATGGAGATTATTCATCGATCCAGTATGATATAGCATCTGCTACGAAAAATGGAGTGATATATCCGAGTGTAGATCCTAGTATCTTCGAGTGTAAGTACCCCGACAGTGATATAAAAGGAAGTGTTTTATAATATGATTAAGTTAAAATCACTACTTGAATATTGGGAGCCTACTGATAAAGATATTTTATCTGTAGCAGAATTAAATATTCCGGCTGAAGACGATTATCAACCATCAAGTGGAGAACGTTTAGAAAGAGTTGTTTGGGGAATAAAAAAAGGACAAGATATTTCGACTTATAAGCTAAGTAATGTAGGATTGAAGGGGGATGGGAGAGGAGTACATGGAATACATATTTCTGGTGATACTGATTATTGGATTGATCGATTAGAACAAGATTATGGTAGAAATAAAGATGAAGCTCAAATTATCGAGATTGTGGCAAACGACGGAGATATGTTAGTAGAAGATCCTCAATATTCAACCGATCCAGATACAGGAGATAAAGCATCTAGTTTTATTTTATTAACAAAAAGAAAAATATTGAAATATGGAAGAGATTGGGTATTCCATAAAAATTAACATTATGCACCACCACTTATTTCCATCAAAAGATACATTTATTACGAACCGCCCCACTTGGGATGTCAAAAATTTTGGTATCGACGAGATTCTACAAATTGGAACGACAAACACAGTTGTAAGAATGTTGAGTCCTACCAAGGATTACATTTATACCAATGTAATATTCAACGGGCAATCCGTATCATCATTTACGGGTATATTTACCGGTTCTTTTGGTGGAACCATTTCTTTTGCCAATGGTAATATATCTGGCAGTAATTTAATGTTTAGTGCATCATATTTCTCCGGATCAGTAAATGGAATAATGCTAGAAGAGAGTGGTAGTGTATCAGGAAGTTTAGTAAATGGTCTTATTACTGGTTCTATAACTGCTCCCTATGTTATAGGAAATTTTGTAGGACAACTTACTGGAGCAATCGCTTGCCTCACTGGGACTGGATCGGGCACTGATGTGCGCTCGGAAGAAAACTGGATTTCTACCAACACACAATATATTGACCGTTCATTGTTAGCATTTGATTTAACTGCAATTTCAATATCCATAGTAAATGGTGATATAGTCAATCCACATTTCTTCTTGAATGTTAAAGTTTGCAATGAATATAACCTTCCAATAACTTATACTATTTATGCCTTACCAGTGAGTCAAAGTTGGAATATGGGCGATGGATATTTATCAGATGGAGGTTCTGATGAAGGAGTAGATTGGAGATATCGTGACAATAATGGGGGGACTCAATGGTATACGACATCTATAACTTCCCCGCGATCATCGATTGATTTTATTAGAAATCCATCTTTAGTGACCGCGTCTTTTGGTTATGGTGGAGGAACGTGGTATACTACAAGTTATTGTTCTCAAAGTTTCAATTATAAATCTGCCGACATTGAGATGGATATTACTCCAATGGTGATGGCATGGTTAAGTGGAAGTATTCCCAATGAAGGTTTAATTCTCATTCAATCTGACGAACTTCAAGCGACAGGTTCTGGGTTTGTTCTTAAATATTTTAGTAGAGATACAAATACTATTTATTCACCATATTTGGATGTCGCTTGGAATGATTCAACATATGTTACCGGAAGTATTTCGACGGGTAGTGTACAAATCACTACTATTAACTCAGGAATAACTTCTTCAATTCAAAGTGGTTCTACATTTTCTATTGCCGGTGGAGTTAGTGGAAGTTTTTCGGGAAGTGCTTATCTTATACTTACTGCAAATTACATAACCGCAAGCAACCAGATTTTCAATTATACACCGCCAAACGTTACCATAAATGATGTTTGGTATGCCAATAATGGATATCATTATGATATGTGGCAAACAGCTTGGCAATTAGATCCATATCACGGAGGATTTTTACCAAATACAGATATTCAACAAACGATTGTTCCGGATTTTGGTAGTTCTCCTGTATTTCAATTTACTGGAAGTTTTACCGGCTCATTTAGTGGAACCGCGTCTTATGTAAACGGAACCATTTCAGGAAGTAGTAATGGATTTTATACGGGGTATTTTAGTGGTTCTGTAGACGGTACTTCGTCTATAGCAAGTGGTAGTATATCTGGAAGTCAGATTGATGGATATATTACAGGAAGTGTAGCAAGCGCAAATCAACTTGGATTATTCGTTGGTCAATTAACCAGTTCTTTGATTTATTTGAATGGAACTGGATCTGGATATTATTTGGATTCGACATTTCTTGCTTTTAGCGGGTTTACAAATGGTAAAGGATTAACTGGAAATATTATAGGATTGCCAGTATTTGGAGATGTTATAGGATTTACCACTATTTCACAATCTCTTGTAACAGGGCCGTGTGGAAAATCATTTAGTTCATCGTTAGCCAAAGCAATTTTTACCGATGGACCATTTAGTGGAAGTACATTTACTGCATACTATGTTGACTATAAATTTGAGAACGCAATTCTAACTGGTTCATGGATACCATCTACTTTTCTTGGTTCTACCGTTTATATCCCAATTCCTTCTGGAATAGACCCTCATGCATACGCATACGTGAGGGGACCATATATTAATGGTACTGCTTTGGGAACATATACTATTTCTGGATCAAACGGGTCTTTTGATACTGGTAGTGCGGGATCGAATAGTGCAAGTTTCGCTGGGCAATTTATAAATGGACCATTACTTGGTGGATATTTATGGCTACAATTAAGCGGTAGTGTTTATACATCTAGCTATTCATACACCAGTAGTGTATCAATGACATCAAGTTTTCTTTCCTCACTCGATGTAAATAGACCATTTACAGTTAATATACAAAATCTTCAACCACAATATAGAGCTGGGGATATAGTAAGAATCAATGTTTTTGGCCGTAAAAAATTCCCATTGAAATACTTCGGGAAATCTACTCAACAAGAGCAATATCTTGTTCCTGAATATTTACCAACATCATCGTATTATGCACTAAGGGATAATCAAACCAATGAAATCGTGGTGAACTTTGATAATTATACCCAAATATCGTGTGATATTTATGGAAATTACTTTGTAATTGATACCACAGGGTTGCCACAAGAGAGATATTATAAGGTTTTAATCCAAGTTCAGAACGAGAATGATATTTATACAATAGATACTGGTAAAATATTCAAGATAACAAGATAATATGATTAAGTTGAGGTCTCTTTTAGTAGAAAATGTTGAAGACTTAATAAATGATATAAAGTTGTATTTATATTCATATGGGGATTATTCATCTTGGAATGAGTTTGTAGATCATCAAGAGTTAGGAGAATGTCAAAGTATCGTGTCTGGTATAATTTGGAAATTTCCATTAGCAAGAAAAGTTTTTTCATCAATAGAAGGAGATAAATCATATGTCGATGAAGATGGGAAAGAACAAATTTTACAAACTCATCATTGGATTACTATAAATAATATACCATTAGATTTTTCCAAAGGAACTTTAAGAGATTATATAGATTTTGAAAATTTATATGATGTACATCTTGGGAATGATGCGTGGAGATATAAAATGAAAAGAAGATAATATGACTGATTTTTCAAAAGACATTCAGAATTTCCAACGGTATGGAGATTATGTTTATAAATTCGATGATACCGGTAATCTTATTTTTAATAGTTCATCCATAGATTTTTCACAGGTTTATTTGGCATTTCCATTGTTTAATACAACATATGATAATTCTAAAATAAATGCTTTTTACGATACTAATTTTACTGAATTTATACCAACACCAACTGGGTCGATAATAACTTCTGAAAATATAGATAATTTACAGGAACAATTAGATACTGTTCAACAAGAAAATACAACATTAAAAAATCAGCTTGATGATCTTATTATTCAAAATGAAAATAGTAGTTCGGTTGCCGATCAAATGGCAACAAAACAAGTAATTTTGGAACTTAGAAAGTCATTGGGACAAGGAAGAGTAGAATCTGATTTCTCTAATACTTTTCCATATACTCCTATAAGAAAGCCAACAATATAACATGGAATTTACATCATATCAATTAGTAGAAAATAATAGTTCCAGTTTAAATACAGGTTCGTATTTGAATCGTACAGAATGTTCTTTATTTGTTAAAGGGTATTCTTCCGATTTGTGGTATGCATATTCTTCGAACGATGTAATGGAATTGGGATTGTGGGATAGAGATGGAAATCTTTTGAATTGGAAAACCTTAAATCAATCTAAAAATTATAATAACATTACTCTTTCATATACTAATACTTTAAATCTTTCAGTTCCATATTCTTATTCCGAGTTAAATCCCATTTTTATTCAATATAAAAATGAAAAGATTTTGGTAAGTCCTCCCGAACAATTAACATCTTCATTTAATGTTCAAGATGGAAGTTATTTTCTTACTTACAATTTTACTCGTGAGATGGCTGGAACGAACTTAAATCCTCTTGTTATTAAAGAAATTTCTCCGTCCCGAAAAGAATTAAAATTGGTGCCATTAAGCGGTTCAAATGATACTTATAATGCCTTTTGTAATAAAAAGGTATTAATAAGTGATATTTCTCCATTATACATAAAATCATTTGGAAATTGTTTTTATGAACAGATTTATAATCAAATAAGTCCGTTATATCAGGATCAAATTAACACAGTTAAATCCATATTTTTCTTAAATACCGATGGGGAAATGGTTACTTTTTTAAGAAATTTATATGAAGATATATTTGTTTATACTACAACTCCTATAAGAGGACCAACTTTTGATGTTCAAAATATAACTGGAAGTGCAATAAGAATTCAGGGAATTCGAACATATTTTAATAATTATTTACTTTCAAATTCAAATAAAATTGTTGATTTTTCTGATATTAACAATCAATTTCAAATATATGTTTCGGCATCTATCGAAAGAAAGTTCGCTCCAATAGGAACTCACCCATCTCAACAATATGTAGATTCTAAAATATTTGTTTATGATTTTTTTACAAAGTATTATTTCACTCCAGTTTCAGAAGTTCTTTCGTCAACGTATAAAGAAAAATATTTTGGTCCACTTAAAAATGCATTAAATTTAGGAAATAATCGTTTACTTCCAATTATTAGTAGTGGGATGATGGATGAAAGAGCAAATCCTTCCGATTCAATAACATTATTGATTAAGCTTCAAACAGAATTGCCAAACGATATTATGGCACAAACTACTTGTTGGGTTTCTAATATTTCTTTAACA